AATACTCAACCCAACGGAGATTAGACATTGAAGAACTCGAAGCGTTCGGCTTCGACAAGGCGGCGAAAACCTTCAAGGAGAACGGTTATGTTGTCGTCAGACTTGAAGACAAAGACGCTCTCAATCGCTTCTGAGATGCCAGCGGCCGGGCACTGCCGGTTCCCGCTGTTCAAGGACCTGAGGCTGGAAGAGCCGTTGTGGTGCCACAAGCCGACCGATCTCGGCATGGTCTATTGCCATGAGCATCACAAGCTGACCCACACCCGCAGGGTGAAGCTGGTATGAGGGGCGCAGTCCAAATTGGCGTGGTATTGGCGTCGGCGGTCGTGCTGGCGGCTCATGCCGGTCAAACCCCGGCGCTGACCAACGCCGAGTGGCGTGCCTACAACGACTGCCTGACCCACGCCCAGCTTGAGACGTCCGGGCAGATCGTGTTCGATCCGGCGTTCGAGGTCTGCAACCGGCTTTATCCGCTGCTCGATGCCAAGCTGACGGATAAAGCCAAGCAGGATCAATTGATTAGGAACCAAGCCGCGCTGAGTAACTTGGCGCATGTGGCGCATGAATTGGGGGTAGAGCCATGAGAGGCCGGTCGCGCAAGCAAAAGGAAAGCACCAAACGGTTCAAAAACCGCTGGCAGCGACCGGTCCCTTACGACCCGACCAAGGTTGAGACCATCGAGCAGTTCCTGGCCAGGGGCGGCAAGATCAGACGCATAGAGCCGCCTGACGTGCCCGTTGGCAGCCCGCTGGCAAGCCTTGGCGAGCTTGTTGGTAAGCGATGACCCGAGACGAAGCCTACGGCATCGGCTACATCTGCGGCCACGCCCAGATCGGCACCGAAGATTCCAAGATACCTGACGTCAACCGTTCCGGCGCCTTAAGGGGTGAATACCGCCGTGGCTTCGAGGACGGCGCCTCTGATGCCATAAAGGGCGTCAGGCATATCGGTGCGGCACCGTTGCACTTGAGCGTTCCAGACAACGAAGTTGTGCCGCATAAGGGGTGGGATCGTGACACGAATAAGAAATGAAGAGCAACTTGCCGCTCATCGTGATGGGATGCGTAGGCTATACGCCACGAGCGAAGACTATAGGGAGAAAAGCAAGTCGTATCAAGCAAGACGTGTCTAGCCCAGACGAACTTCGTTCGGTGGCAGACTATATGGCCAAGAAGATATCTAGTATAACATGACGCCAAAACAAAAACGGGTTTTGGAATACATAGAGCAGTATTGGGACGATTATGGCTATGCCCCGTCCTTCGACGATATAGCGGAGTACATGGGGTATGCTAGTAAGAATTCAGTTACGTTTATGCTCAATTCTCTTATACGTAGAGGATATGTCTCCAAGATTACAAACGCGCACCGGTCTGTCCGCTCTCTGCGCCGTGATCTACGCCAAGGCAAAATAATCCCAAAATAATACTTGACATAGATTGTCAATACTGAGAGTAGTGTATTGAGGCAAGAACTGCGTCGGGGGATTCCAAGTGGAAGACGCAGAAATGCAAGATTATCTGGCTCGCGTTAGTCAGCTTTCACTTCTCGACCAGCAGCAAATTCTTGGGCTTATCAACCGTCTCGACGCGGCGACCGCGCGTGAGAAGGCGAGGGGCGACTTTCTGACCTTCGTCCGTGGCCAATGGCCAGGGTTTATTGATGGTAAGCACCTGAAGGTCATGGCGGATTTGTTCCGGCGCATTGCCGCCGGTGAGGTCAAGCGCGCGACCATCTCCATGCCGCCTCGACTTGGCAAGTCCAAGTTCGCATCGGTGATGTTGCCAGCGTGGTACATGGGGAAATTCCCAGACCGCAAGATTATCTGCGCTTCGCACACCGTCGATCTGGCCAAGGATTTCGGTCGCGAGGTGCGCAACATTGTTGCGTCAGAGGACTACCAGAAGGTTTTCCCTGGGGTCATGCTACAGACCGACTCCAAGGCAGCCGGGCGGTGGAACATCAACAAGGGCGGCGCCTACTACGCCGTCGGTGTGGGTGGTGCTATTGCCGGTCGCGGCGCCGATCTGTTCATCATCGACGATCCAGTCGACGAACAGTTGGCCATGACCGGCACGCTCGACCCCAAGATATACGACGGCATCTACGATTGGTATGTGACCGGCCCACGGCAGCGCCTTCAACCAGGTGGCTGCATTCTCATCATTGCGACACGGTGGAACAAGCGTGATCTGATCGGACAGGTCCTGCAGACCTCTATCGAGCGCGAGCTTGAGGAATGGGAGGTGATCGAGTTCCCGGCGGTGTTGGAAGCCGACGAGGAAAAGGGTTTACCTGAGCGTTCCCTGTGGCCCGAGTACTGGCCACTGGAATTGTTCCAGGCGCTCAGGGCGGAGTTACCGCCATGGCGCTGGAACGCGCAATATCTTCAGAAGCCCACCAGCGAGGGCGCGGCTATCCTGAAGCGCGACTGGTGGAAGGAGTGGCTCGACAAGGACGGCAATATCGCCAAGCCGCCAGAGTGTGAGTTCATCATCGCCACGATGGACACGGCGAACACCAAATCTTCGCGCGCCGACTACACGGCAATGACCGTCTTCGGCGTCTTCGAGAAGGACAGCGATAACGGCGAGCCGACGAAGAATATTATTCTTCTCGATGCGTGGAAGGACAGGCTTGAGTTTCCAGACCTCAAGTCGAGAGTGATGGAAGAATACAAGTTCTGGAAGCCTGACAGCTTCGTGATTGAATCGAAGGCCAGCGGCACGAGCTTGATCCAAGAGCTTCGCCAGATGGGCATACCGGTTCAGGATTTCACGCCGACACGCGGAACCAAGGGCAAGCCGAACGACAAGATCGCGCGGGCGAATTCCGTCAGCGATATCCTGAAGTCTGGGCTCGTCTGGTATCCGCCGAAGAAGTTTGCCGACGACGTCATCGAAGAGTGTGCCGAGTTCCCGGTCGGCGCCCACGATGACTGGGTCGATTGTGTGATCATGGCGCTGAGGCGCTTTCGCGATGGCGGCTTTATTCGACTGCCGTCAGACGAAGACGAAGACAACTTACCGGTCGTAAAGAAAGTCGAATACTATTAGCCACAGGGGCGCTTATGCGCGTTGTGTTTGTATTGGCATTGCTGGCGATGACGGCTTGCGCGGCAGACCCGCAACCGGCGCCAGCGAAAGCAGAAGCGCCGCAACAGCTTATACCGCTCGATGTTCAGCAGAAGATCGTCAACGCATGTGGCGCCGACGAATGTGTAGCGATGCCAGAGAAGCTTTTGGACAAGATACTTAACGAATTGAAGGCGTGTAGACCGAGCATTTAATGGATATCGCCAAGCCGCTCGACGCCGGGTCACTGCAGCCGCAGCAACCGATACAGGTTCAGGTTCAGCCACCGCAACAGCCAGACCTGACAGTTATTCTCGGTGGCGCCGGGCAAGCGCCGACCATGCCGTCTAAGTTCGGCGCCAATCTGGCAGAACATATATCCGACGACGATCTCTCGTCACTGGGCGTCGAGTGGTGCGAGATGTTCGACGCCGACAAGAACTCGCGCAAGGACTGGGAAAAGACATACGAAAAGGGCCTCGATCTTCTTGGATTGAAGATCGAGGAGCGCACGGTTCCGTGGCCAGGAGCGTGCGGCGTGTTCCATCCGCTTCTGATCGAAACGCTGGTCCGGTTCCAGGCGCAGGCGATCATGGAGATATTCCCGGCCTCTGGGCCGGTCATGACAGAAGTTATCGGCAAGTCAACGCCGGAGAAGCTACAGATAGCCGACCGCATCGGCGACGAGATGAACTACATCCTCGTCGAGTTGATGTCGGATTATCGCTCCGAGACCGAGCAGCTTTTGTTTCATCTTGGTCTGGCCGGGTCTGCGTTCCGTAAAATCTATTACGACCCCATCACGCAGCGTCCGTGCGCTCAGTACGTACCTGCAGAAGATTTTGTCGTCGCTTACGGCACCACCGATCTCCATAGCTGCGAACGCGCGACGCATGTCATGCGGCGCACCAGCAACGAGATCAAGCGCATGCAGGTGGCTGGGTTCTATCGCGACATTGAGTTGCCTGAGCCCTCTCCAGACACCGGCGAACTTGAAGAGAAATATAACAAGCTGAAAGGCGAAGAGCCGCCGTCGATTGACAACGACTCGCGTCATCAGCTTCTTGAGATGTGCATCGACTGCGATCTGCCTGGGTTCGAGGACCCGTCTGGCGTCGCGTCGCCGTACGTCGTCACCGTGGATAAGCAGAGCCAGAAGGTTCTGTCGATCTACAGAAACTGGAAAGAGGGCGATCCGCATAAGCGCCGTCGGCAGTATTACGTTCAATGGAAATACTTGCCCGGCTTTGGCTTCTACGGCATTGGCCTCGTGCATCTGCTCGGCGGGCTAGCCAAAAGCGCCACATCACTACTTAGACAATTGGTAGACGCAGGGACGCTTTGTAACCTGCCGGGCGGACTTAAAACCCGTGGTCTTCGGATCAAGGGTGACTCGACACCGATCATGCCCGGTGAGTGGCGCGACGTCGATTCGCCGTCAGGAGTTATCCGCGATTCGATCATGCCGCTGCCGTACAAAGAGCCGTCTGCGGTTCTGGCGCAATTGCTGCAGGAGATCGTCGACGAGGGCCGCCGTATCGGTTCTGTGGCCGATCTGCAGGTTGCCGAGACCAATCAGCAGGCGCCCGTCGGCACGACGCTGGCGCTGCTTGAGCGTGCCATGAAGGTCATGTCTGCGGTGCAGGCGCGGCTTCATGACGCGCTGAAACATGAATTCAAGTTGATTGCGAATATCATTCGCGACGACATGCCGGATCAGTACATCACGTACGCCGATCCTGGCATATCGCGTAAAAGAGATTTTGCCGCGTCGGTGGCAGTGTTGCCGGTGTCCGACCCGAATTCTTCTACGACCGGGCAGCGTATCCTGATGTATCAGGCTGCGATGCAAATGGCGATGCAAGCGCCAATGCTATATGACCTGCCCGATTTACACCGGCAAGTTCTCTCTACCATGGGTATGCGCAATGTCGACCAGTTGGTCAAGAACCCTGGCGACATGCAGCCGATGGACCCGGTCAGCGAGAACATGGCGTTCCTGACCGGTAAGCCTGCCAAGGCATTTATCTGGCAGGATCATGACTCGCATATCCAAGTTCATATGCTGGCCATGCAAGACCCGAAGATGCAGCAGATGGTCGGACAAAGCCCGCAGGCTAACATGGTCTCCGGCGCGACGATGTCGCACATCGCAGAGCATCTGGCATTCAAGTATCGTGCGGAGATCGAGAAGCAGATGGGCGTGCAGTTGCCGCCGCCAGATCAGCCTCTGCCGCCGCAGATCGAAGTCCAACTCTCGAAGCTTGTTGCCGACGCGGCATCGAAGCTGTTCAAGAAGGACCAAGCCGAGGCTGCGCAGCAGCACGCGCAACAGACAATGCAAGACCCTGTATGGCAACAGCAACAGCAAGAACTGCAACTTAAACAGCAGGACCTGCAGCGCAAGACACAAGCCGATCAAACAAAGGCACAGATCGAGAGGGCCAAGCTTATCCAGCAAGGCGTTCTTGAGCGTCAGCGCCTTGCATCTAAGGAGAAAGTATCTGGCGCGCAGATCGGGCAGCAGATTGGCGCCGAGCTTCTGGGCCATGTCCAGGCCGCAGAAAAGTTGAAGAAAGAAACCAAGAATGAATCCAAATGAATGGAAACTGATTGACCGGTTCAAAGAGCCAAGCTCGTGGGCCGGTATCGGCGTGCTTCTCAGCACCATCGGCGTGAACGTGCCGTCCGGTCTCGTGCAGGCGATTTCGCTGCTCGGCGCTGGCGCGTGCGTTCTTCTCAGTGTGTTACTGAAAGAAGGGAAACAGTCATGAAGAAAGTTTTCGTAGTACTTGCGTTGCTCAGCCTCGCTGGCTGCGCCTCAGGACATCTGACGCCAGTTGGCTCCAATGCCGGTGGCGGCGCGGTTGTTGGCGGGATTATTGGCGGCATCTTCGGCGGACCGATTGGTCTGATCGCCGGTGCTGGTGCTGGTGGTGCAATCGGCGCGGGTATCGGTTACGGCCAAGAGAAGGGCGTTATTCCTTCGCCGACACACACTAACTAGACAAGTGAATAAGTTCGGCTGGATACCGGATTATCCGGATCACAGAGACGAGAAGTACAAGGCAACATGGGTTGGCATTCTGCCGCCGGTCGTAAGGCGGCTGGCGCAGATGCCTCCGATCTATAATCAAGGCAGCGTTGGTAGCTGTACCGGTAACGGCACCGCACGGTGCATCCAGTATTGCCGACGCATGCAAGGGCTTCCTGATTTCGTTCCGTCTCGCTTGATGTTGTATTACGACGCAAGAGAACGCGAAGGAACCACGGACGTCGATTCCGGCGCTCAGATCAGAGATGCCGTAAAGGGGGCGGTTCAGAACGGCGCTTGTCCCGAGACAGAATGGCCGTACGACGAAAGCAAGTTTCGCGTTAAGCCAGATGCTTCGGCTTACGCTGCTGGGGCCAAGGACGAGATCATAGGCTATCACCGCGTGGATCAGAGTGTTTATATGATCCGAGCGGCGCTTGCCATGGAAGACCCAGTGGTGTTCGGGTTCAGCGTCTATGATTCATTCATGTCGCTGCAGACGGCAGACACTGGCGTCGTCACCGTTCCCCAGCAGGGCGAGCAATTCATCGGCGGCCATTGCGTTGTTGCCGTTGGCTATGACGACAACCGACGCATGATCTTGTGCGACAACAGTTGGGGCGAAGGTTGGGGCTTCAACGGTTCATTTTGGATGCCTTACGAATACATCGAGAACAGCGATCTGGCCCAGGACTTCTGGGTTATCAGACTGGTTACGGAGCCAGCATCAGGGATGGGAAAATGATCCGCAAAATCTTACATGGCCTTCTGGCCTTTGGGTTTGCCATTGGATTGGTGGCGTGCAGTTCGTCTTCGACGAACACACAGCAACAGATTGCCCAGGCTGCTTCAGATGTGGCTTTGATTACAAGCGGTCTTAAAGCAGCGTTGCCGTTCGTCGCTTCTGCAGCGAGCATCGACGCCGCTACTCAGGCGAAGGTCAATACGGCCCTGTCTGATTTGGCTAACCTATCGAATCAACTTGCCACGGCCGCATCGACGTCTCAGGCGCAGTCCATCGAGGCACAGGTCGAATCCGATGTAAACTCGGTGATTACGTCTCTGTCTCAGGTTCACGGTCTGCCGCCAAATGTTGTGCAAATTCTCCAGGCCGCTGCCGTTATGCTGCCGACCGTCGAGGGCATTCTGAATATGACTGTATTGCCAGCGCCAGTCGTTCCGGTCCCAGCTACGGCTTCCATCGCTTCTGCTCCGCACACGCCGCAATGGGCCATACAGGTGCTTGTTAACGCGACGGTGCATTGATGCAATCGTTACTTATCAAGCTACTTCTTTGGGCTGTACCAAGCCTTGGCGGCCCGCTTACCAGTGCAATCGTCTCGGCGGCTGTAGCAATCGGCAAAGAGGAAGTCTCGATCATGCTGCCGGTAGTGAAAAGCTTCATCGCTGCTGCAGGCGATCCGAAGTCGCATCCTGAATTAACGTCTGGGCCAAAGAAGTTCGAGTGGGTCTTCGAGAAGACTATCGAAGCGTTCCCCAGCGCGAACGGCAAGGCCATAGGCACACTGATCAACGTAATGGTTCAAGAGGCAGAGGTAATCGCTGCCGCAATTTGAGGGTAGAATGTCTACACTGGCGGCGCTTGAAGACAAGCTTGTCGACATCATTACCGAAGCCATACGCAAGGTTCGAGCCGGTATGGATGTCCGTGAGGATTGGACCGGTGCCAAGACCGCTCTTGTTATTGCAGAAGTTAAGGCAGAGCTTAGAAAGCTGTTACCGTAATGCTGCTGGAATTCCTCGGCGGACTTCTCAGCGGCGCCATTGCCAAGGTTGTGACGTTCTTCTCTCTATGGTTTATTGGCAAGCATGAAGGCCGCATAGCACAAAGGCAGGACGATCTTGAGGCAACGCAGAAGGCAGAGCAAGAGGCAGCGGATGCGCGTAATCGTGCTGATACCGATCCTGGCTATGCTGAGCGCGTGCGGGACCGTTACACCGACAGTGGCGACCAATAGCGCGTGCGTTTCATTCCAGCCTATCACGCCGACGGCGCACGATTGGCAGATTATGTCTGGCCACCTGAATAGCCAGATCACCGATTACGACGCTGCCTGGGATACGCTTTGCAGCAAGAGCCCGGTACGATGAGCACCACGGCAAAGGTAATTATCTGTGTTGTGTATGTCATCGTTGAGATAGTATCGGTGCCGTACAGAATTTACCTTTGGCTTATAAGGCCATCTGTAAAATGATGCACGCCTTCGTGTTGTTCTGGGAAATCGTCGGCTGGTTGGCGATTGGCCTCGTAGTTCTCGGCGTCATTGCCGCAGCCGTGCTTTGGTATTTCGCCAACATGATGCGCGATGATGACGACGGGCGCTGGTGGAAGTGAAATGAAATTTATATTCGCCGTTGCAATCTACGTGGCGCTGGTTTTGTTTCCTGCCGCTGCATTGGCGCAGGACATTACAGAGCCGCCGCTTAGTGTTACAGGAGTTGGCGACCCAAGGGTTACGCAGGAGAATTTACATCAGACAGCATGCGATGCCCACATTCAATGGCCCAACGGAAGAGTTGAGTCATGGTCCAGGCATTGGCGTCCTGCAGTTGCTATTACGAACCGTGAGAAGCGGCAGTTCTTGGCCAGTCATCCGGAATATACCGACAAGAATCCGTCCCACTACGAGTGGGATCATTACTGGCCTATTGCTGCTGGTGGGTCGCCCACAAGCTTGAACAACCTTTGGGCTCAACCAGCGTTTGGCGAGTGGAATTTCCACGTCAAGGACAACCTGGAGTTCTGGGCCTATAAGCATCTGTGTATGGTTGGCGATCTCTCGCTTGACGAGGTTCGCTCGATCTTTACGCACACAGCCGATCACGGCTGGATAGACGAATGCAAGAAACGCTTTGGGCCAGACCCAAGGCAATGCGGGGAGAAGTTCAACGGTCATGGCGTCGATTGATCCATTTGACGGCTCTGTTTTAGACGCAACCCTTGCCGAGATACGCAAGGAGATGAACCGTTACGCAGACGAATTGGCGACCGGCTCTATGCCGCAAAACCCAGGCGAAGCAGCCATGGTCGTCCAGCATATACGCGGCGTCATCCACGGCCTTGCAATGGCCGAGCGGGTGATCTTGGACTTCAAGGAAGCCGCAGAAAAACAGGCATAACGCCTGCCCGACGCCCGGCGCACCCGGGCTGCACAAAGAGAAGATGGTTGCATATAGCTCGACCGTTAAGGCAACGGACGAGGCACACGAGATTGTGCCGACGCCCGCTGGATACCGCATTCTAATCGCTCTCCCAGACGTTAAGGACAAGACGCAAGGCGACGTCTATCTGCCGGATGAACTAGTCCGGAGAGAGAAGACGGCGTCGATTGTCGGCTTCGTCTACAAGATGGGAGACCTCTGCTACCAGGACAAAGAGAAATTCCCGACCGGTCCTTGGTGCAAGGAAGGCGATTGGGTGATGTTCCGCTCGTACTCTGGCACCCGGTTCAAGATCGGTGGCCAGGAATACCGCATCGTCAATGACGACACCATTGAGGCTGTCGTCCCTGACCCGCGTTCTATTGAACGCGCTTACTAGACGTGGAGACACGCATGGCTGAAGAGCAACCGAAAGTAACAGTTACGCCTGAGGTCGACGACAAGATCGACGTCGCTCTCGACAAGCCGAAGACGCAGGTCGAGATCGTCGACGACACGCCTGAATCAGACAAGGGCAGGCCGCGTCGAGACCCGAAGACAAAGCCGTTCGACGTTACCGACGACGAACTCAAAGAATACTCTTCCGGTGCTCAGGATCGCATAAAGCGCCTGCGCTACGAGTATCACGAGGAACGTCGCGCCAAAGAACAAATGCAGCGTCAACATGACGAGGCGGTGCGTTACGCGCGCACTATTCTCCAAGAGAACCAAAACCTCAAGACGCGGCTTACCGATCTAGACAAGAACCTCGTTGATACCGCCAGGGCGCGCGTTGAGGCAGAACTACAAGGCGCGAAGTCGAGACTTGCCCAGGCGACAGAGTCAGGGAAGCCAGATGAAATCGCGCAAGCACAGGTCGACGTTAGCCGCTTTGCGGCGCAACGCGAACTCCTTGGTATTCAGAATCCTGAGAAGCCGAATGGCGTGGCGAATGCGCAAACTCAGACGCCGCATCAGCAACAGAATTGGCAGTTTGCTCCGCAGGGTAACGGGCAGCCTAACTGGCAAACGCCGCAAGGCTTCCAGCCACAGTGGCAGCCGCAGGCCCCGACAGTAGATACGCCTGATCCAAAGGCCGTGCGCTGGCTCAAGGATAACCCTTGGTTCGGCGACGACGAAGAGATGACCGGTTACGCCTATGGCGTTCACGAGAAGCTCGTTCGCAAGGAGCGCGTGGACCCAAGGTCCGACGACTACTACGACCGCATCAACGACGCGATGCGCGTTCGCTTTCCTGAGAAATTCGGCGAAGACGAGCCGCGACCGAAGCGGCAGACGCAGAGCCGTACCAATACCGTGGTAGCCCCGCCCGCTCGTGGTGCGGCGCCACGCAAGGTCACATTGACCTCATCCCAGGCAGCCATAGCG